TTTAACACCTGATGCAACCAGCTTGCTACGTTGGGGTAATAATGAGCTAATTGCTGTAGAAGATAACGATATCGGAGCAGCTAGCTTTGACGAGTACATGGCTATGTTCTATCCATGGGGCTTCACAAGCGACAACTTTGGTAACAATGTTGTTATTCCTCCAAGTCATATGATGTTAAGAGTTATTGCTCTAAACGATCAGGTAGCTTATCCATGGTTTGCACCAGCAGGTGTACGTCGTGGCGGCATTACTAACGCAACCGCAGTTGGCTATGTTAACAGCGAAGGCGAATTTAGAAGTGTAGCACTAAACACAGGACAACGTGATACGCTATACGAAACAAAGGTTAATCCTATTACATTCTTTACAGGTACAGGATTAGTTAACTATGGTCAAAAGACACGTGCTCGCGCAGCCAGTGCTTTAGATCGTATTAACGTAGCTCGACTAATTGTTTACTTACGTAGACAACTAGCTGTTTTAGCTAAACCATATATCTTTGAACCAAACGATAAGATTACTAGAGATGAAATTAAGGCAGCGGTTGAAGCTTTACTATTAGAACTAGTAGGACAACGTGCTCTATACGATTACCTAGTTGTATGTGACGAAAGTAACAATACACCTAACAGAATTGATCGTAATGAGTTATGGATTGACATAGCAATTGAACCAGTTAAAGCAGTTGAATTTATTTACATTCCACTACGCTTGAAGAATACTGGCGAAATTGCTGGCCTATAATATAGAGGAGCATTAAAAAATGGCAATCGCAACATTAACAAGATTTACAGTACCCCTAGCTAGCGACCAATCTGCTAGCGCACAGGGTATGCTAATGCCTAAGCTCAAATATCGTTTTAGAATGATGTTTGAGAATTTTGGTGTTTCTACTCCTACAACAGAACTTACAAAACAAGTTATGAACGTTGGTCGACCAAACTTACAGTTTGCAAACCAAGTAATTGAAACTTACAACAGTAAAATCAACTACGCCGGTAAGCACACATGGCAAACTATTGCAGTTAGCCTACGTGACGACGCTACAGGACAAGTTGCTAAGTTAGTTGGTGAGCAAATGCAGAAACAGTTTGACTTTTTTGAGCAAGCTAGTGCTGCAAGTGCTATTGACTACAAGTTCATGTTAAGATTAGAAATGCTAGACGGTGGCAACGGAGCAAACACACCAAACGTCCTTGAAACATGGGAAATGTATGGTTGCTATGTAACCGCAGTCAACTATCAATCATTAGCCTACGGTGACGCTGCACCAGTTCAGATTGATTTAACAATTCAACCTGATAACTGCTTACAGATTCCATCGGGCACTGGCGTTGGAGCCGCTGTACCAAGAACACTCGGTACTGCTGCAACAGGACCTGGTGTTTAATAAAACACAAAAGAAGCAGCGAAAGCTGCTTTTTTTGTGATCCATTTTTATCTACGTAGATAATGGTAGATAAATAATTGTATGTCAAGCTATTCTAATCGTCAATTTAATAGTGGTTCCGGTGGGTCACCTGTACTACGTGATTTCCAACATGCTGCTCGTTCTTTCATCGACGGCGACTTTGCACTAGCTCCAAGGCTTAAATTTCAACATCATGTTGTTATAAGCACCTTAGGAGGCTCAAGCTCTCAACTTAGTGCTGTTATTAAAAGCATGGAAACTCCTAAAATTTCTGTCAATACAGAAGTAGCAAATCAATATAACAGACGTAATGTTATAATGTTAAATTTAAATTATCAACAGGTAACATTAAAATTTTATGATGATAATTCTGGAGTAGCTAGAAAAGTTTTTGAAAGTTGGTACAGTTATACATTCGGTGACCATGGCGCAGCACAAGCTGGTCTATATGGTAAAAGTTTTGGTCCTCCATTGACTTCATATGGTTTAGAAAACGAACCTGTAGTTCCTTTTGTAAATTATGTAAAAATTCATACATTTGCTAAACGCAAATGGCAAGGGTTTACATTAGTACACCCTGTTATTGTATCATGGAGCCACGATACATTTAACTGGACCGATACAAGTCCTGCAGAACACACTATGGTAGTAGCTTATGATGCTGTAACATATGATAGCGGTAGTGCAGGACCTGGAAGTCCACCAAACTTTGCATCTGCAAATTACGATCAAACTCCGAGTCCGTTAAAGTCGGGTGGTGGTGGAAGAAGTCCGTCGCCGGGTGTACAAGGTGGGGTTCTAAACGGTAAAGAACAAGTATTTGGATCTGCTGAAAGAAAAGTAGATCCTACTAGTGCTTACAAAAGTCCATTATCGGCTCTTTCAGCTAATCCTAATTCTGCTAAACAGTATATTGAAACTAAACCATTAACTAATCAAGGTCAAGCAAATTCTACAAAAAATTCACCTATTAGAAATCCGCAAAGAAGTTCAAACTTAGGACGTATTGGATTAAACGACACAGCATTCCCTGTTTACGACAAAGATAATACTGTGCCTACAACACAAAGAAGAATAACTGGTTTATAACATGGCAGTCGAAAGAAAATATAATCTACCTAGTAAAGAAGTCACTGACAGCAGCGAAGAAGTAAGAAACTTCTTTGATAAATTTTTCTTACATCAAATTACTTTTCCTAGTAATCAGATAGATGCTGTTATAGGATTTTTCTTAAAAAGAGGATTTGATGAACAGGCAGCACGTAGCACTTGCATTGTACTATTAAATCAAGCTAGATTAGAAAACATAAATCCTTTACAGCTATTAGATACACTAAAAGGGCTCAATGATGTTAAACTTAGCGAGATAGTCACTGAGGTATTAAACACTTATCGTGATAGACGATCTGCATTAGGTTATAAACTTACAGTGCTTGAAGAAACCCTAGAAAGCAGAAACATTGTTCAATGAGTCGCAGATTTGCTCAAGGAAAATATCAAGTTATTAATGCCGACAAATATGTAGGCACTCGCCAACCTACATATAGGAGCAGCTGGGAATGGAGCTTTATGAAGTTCTGTGACACAGACCCTAGAATACTAAAATGGGCAAGCGAATCTATCAAAATACCTTATCGAGATCCATTTACAGGTAAAGGTACAATTTACGTACCTGATTTTTTTATACAGTATGTAGATAACAAAGGTAAAATGCAAGCCGAAATTATTGAAGTAAAACCACAAAATCAAACAGTGCTAGAAAAAGTCGGTAGGAATCGTAACAACCAAATACAGTATGCAAAGAATGTAGTTAAATGGCGGGCAGCTCAAGAGTTTTGTAATAAACAGGGCTTAAAGTTTCGTGTACTTAACGAACAAGACTTATTTCATAATGGTCGCAGAGGATAAGTAGTATTATGAAAAAACTTGAAGAAATCCTTAATTTGCCTGAAAGCAAGAAGACTATTAAAAAAGCTGAACGTCAAGAAGCTAAAGAATCTGTCGCTCAACCATTTTTAAGAGATATTTCGGAATTTGATAAAATCTCTAGTGCGTTACCGCAAGTAAAGGGTCTCGGCGATATAAGCGATAAAGAATTTGACGACCTAGCACAACGAGCAACAGATGCGTTTGATGATTTAATGGATTTAGGCATGAACGTAGAAGCTAGGTATAGCGGTCGTGTATTTGAAGTTGCTGGCGGCATGCTTAAGAATGCTATTGATGCAAAAGCAGCTAAAATTGATAAAAAACTTAAAATGATCGAGTTACAAATTAAAAAACAAAAACTAGATCAAGATGCCGGTGAAGATAATGGCGTAGATGTTAGCGGTACTGGAGTTATTGTTACAGATCGCAATAGCCTTATTGAAAAACTGAAGAATTTGAAATAAATATATTATCGGAATTTTGACCATGAAATCATTTAAAGACTACCTCACTGAAAGCATAGAAGAAAAACTTTACTCTTTTAAGATTAAAGTTGCTGGAAAACTACCTGACAACTGCGAAGATGTCATGGAAAATGCTTTGAAAAAATATGAAATAGCTAAATTTGCTAAAGCTAGAACTGTACCTATTCAAGCTAAGGTGCCTGATTTTCCAGAAATGGAAAACGTAGAAGTAACAGTTTTTGACGTGGATCTAAAGTATCCAACAACTAGTACAGTACTACACAGTTACATGACTGAACAAACTGGGCTACAAGGATGCTGTATCAAAGTAAGAACCGCGCTTGAAGAGAATGAAGCAGAATTAAATCTTGAAGAAGAAAATGCAGAAACAAAAGGCGGAAAACCTTTAATTGGTCAATGTGATTTTCCTGCAAGCAATAATCAAAAAATAGTAGGCGAAAAACATGTTCTTAGTCTACTTAAAGAATTGTCAAAGAAAAGAAATGAACCGCAACAATATAAAGGTGTTAATGACAGTTTGTTAGCTAAAAAAGCACCAAAAGAAAAAGCCGCTGAACTTGCTAAAGCTTCACCTGCTAAGAGCCCTATTAGCGGCAAAGGAAAAACAAAATGAATTTTCAAGAATTATTATCTCGCATCAACGAATTAGATCAGCCTATGATCGAAGAGCCTAATGAAGGCAATGCTTATGGTCAAGCAGTTCAAAATACTCCACCAGGCGAAGAAATCAAAATAGACGGTAAAGGTACTGGCGATATTAAACGAGAAGAAGTTGTAGCAGACGGATGTGGCATGGGTCCTATGGGTTCTATGAATCCGCCACAACAAGATAATGTTAATATGAATGTTAGTATGAATGGTTCCGGTGCCGGTGGTATTCGTGACTTGTTAGACATTCTAAAGAATTTAGATGGCGGCTCAGATGAGCATGGCGACGGGCATGACTTAGGTGACCTCATTGCCAAAATGGACGGTCCTGATGAAATGCCAGCTCCTATGGCAATGAAAAAACCTATTGTTGTAGGTGATGATATACCAGTTGATGAATTTGCTAACGAGCCAGATGAAATGTATGCACCTGCTCAAGCAGTAACACCAACTGGCGACGATTTGCATAGCAAAGGCGGAGAAGCCCCAAAAGTTAACGGTGGCGGTAATCCGATGACTATGGAAAGTTTAGTTAAACGCCTTGATAGTCTGTATCAAGAAGTTAAGTCTAGATAATAAAAACTGACACCTAAAACGGGCCATAGGCCCGTTTTTTTATTGTAAATACAATATGGCAACAAAAAGTTTAGACGGCGTTTTAACCAAAAAAGCCCATACTAAAGAAACATTTACAGAGCAACAGATTGCTGATTTGCTCAAGTGCAGTTCTGACGACGGGTATCATCATTTCTGTAGTACCTTCTTTTATATACAGCACCCTGTTAAAGGTAAGATGCTGTTTGAACCATTTGAGTATCAAACACGGTTATTAGATGCTTACCACGGACATAGATTTAATATTAACATGTTACCTCGACAGATGGGTAAAACTACCTGTGCTGCTGGTTACTTGTTATGGTATGCCATGTTCCACCCGGATCAGACAATATTAATTAGTGCTCACAAATATACTGGTTCGCAAGAAATTATGCAGCGTATTAGATACGCTTATGAATTATGTCCTGACTACATTCGTAGTGGGGTAGTAAACTACAATAAAGGGAGTATAGAATTTGATAATG